CCGAGGTCCTAGGCCCTGCGCCCTGCGGCTCGAGGCTCTGCGCCCTGCGTCTTGCGGGTTTTGGTCTGGGATTGCGCCAACATAGGTTGGAGAAGCGGGGGCCGTGGCCCCCGGTCCTTAGTGCTCGACGATTGCGATGGACTTAGCAGCGGTGCCGCCTTTGCAGAGCTTGCAGGCGGTGCACTGGACGCGCCGCCCGGCCTCTTTGGATGCCGGGCAGAGGGCTTCGTGCGCCGTGTCCATCTGGCCTAGGTCCGCGATAACGCGGAAGGTGCGGCGTCCGGCGCGCCAATGGGCCCAAGCTTGCGCGTAGTTGTCGGCCGATTGCATGGCAATGTCTGGACGCCAGCCGGACTGGTGGCTGTAAGCGGTCCACGTGGTGGCCTCTGATAGCAGCTCGTCCCACACGTGCGAAGGCACCGCACCGGGATCCCCATAGGTGCCGACGCGGACAAACCGGCCGCGGCCCATGGCCCGCGCCTCGCCTGCCGCGTACAGGCCACGCAAGAATGATTTGTAAACGATAAGCACACCTTGCCCAAGATTGACATAGCAGCGGCGGCCCTGCGCCTGTTTCCGGTCCGGATCCGATGTTGGCGTGCCGCGCATAACGCAATCGCCGCAGATGGAATAATCCTCGCCGGTCTTGCTGGCCTCTAGCGGATTGATATCTGCGCGCAGGATGTACGTCTGCACGACCCGGCCCGTCTTGCTGTTGCGGTTCGAGTAGGTGGCGATAACGACAATGGGCTTTCCATCCAAGAGGCTCGGCCCGTTGTAGATGATAGCGTGTTGCATGTTGTTCCTATGAAAAGGCGGGATTGCCTGCGGAGATTGTACGACGGAAACAAGTAAGGCACAAGCGGAAAAAGCCGGGATGTTTTTGGGCCTAGACCCTGCGGCCCTGCGCCCTGCGGCCCTGCGCCCTGCGGCCCTGCGCCCTGCGCGCCGCCTCTTATATTATATATAAGAGGGCCGAGGATCGAGGACAAAAAAGCCACGCCCGAGGGCGTGGCAGGTGGAGGGGATCGAGGCGAAAGATCCCCTCTGGCAATTCGATCAGGCCTGTGACTCTGCGGCCCTGCGCCCGGGCGGTTCGCAGATCCCCTCGTTGATCAGGTGCCGGGCAGTGCGCCCGAACCAGCCTTGGAGCTGCCATGCAAAGCCCGTGTCGATCAGCGTCTGCCAGGCCTCGATGGCCTGCTCTTCTGTCTCGGCCTCCTCAGATCCTTCGGAGATCATGGTGGCGGTGTAGATGTCCATCTGTTTTCCTCCTTGTGGAAAGGACCTGGGCCGCGCAGCTCCTCACATTGCGCAGCGGCCCAGGTCCGGGGTCGGTTATCCTAGGCGATCAATCGTGCCGACGATATCGGATCCTTTGCCATAGGCCTCGAGCCACTCAGGCGTTGCGGCAACGAGCCTGCCATAGCGGCGCACCTCGACCGCGTAGGTGTCGCCAAGCTCAAAGCTTCCGTATGTCATGGGGCTTTTCGCTGCGACGAACCAGCGCGCGTATTGGTCCTTGGCCTCGTTGCCTGCCACCTTGTATGTCTTCAGCACATGCCAAGTCATATCGCCTGCGCGATAGATAGCGTAGGGCGCGTCGGGCTTGCGGGATTTCGCGAAGGGATTCTTTGCCATTGTCTTTCTCCTTGTTAAGACGTCTTGGTGACGTGCCCCGATCATACATCACGCACAACCGGGGCACAAGTGATTTAGTCGACCCAGGTGAAGCGCTTCTTGTAATGCCCCTTCACCACATGCTCCTCGGTCCAGACTTCTTTGAAGTATGCCTTGCCGTCCTCGACCGCGATCTCGCGATACGCTTGGATGCGCGTCTCGACCGCTTTCTTCAAGCGGCCCAGCGCTTCAAGCTCAGCCTTGGCGACGTCCAAGCTTGTGCCGTTGATACGGGCATCCATCACCTCGACCGCCTCGAACGCGTTCATCAGTTGCGTCACAGTTGCCATTGTCTTTCTCCTTGTTAACAGGACCGCGACCATCGCTGCCCTATGACTGAAGTCATAGCCGATGGCATTGTGCCTTGTCAACAAGTAATGCACAAGCGCACGCCATCCAATCGGATGCATCTCTATATCTTTCGATACATCCGCGCGCCTCGCCGGGGTAACTGCAGCCTGCCAAGGCCCGCGATCCGCGCACCTCGCGACCCCCTTCCCCCTTTTTCGGCCCCCCGGTCGAGCGCGCGGGGCTTTAGTTATTAGTTTCATAAAAAATTTCGGGGGTAATTTCATTGGGCTACAAGTAGACCACAAGTAAGTCGGCCCCCCCCGCCTTCTCCAGAAACGCCGACCTATTTTTCGGTCTCCAAATATCGCGGGGATATTTTCGTTCCAAGTTCCGTGGTACGATGTCCGAGATGTTTGTTCCGCTGATCCTCGTCTGCAGCATGGAGTTCGGTTGTCACACGATCCCAGGTCCAAGTTCCGCGGACCGAGAATCGTGCAACGAGGCCCTAGCTGCTGGTCTCTTGGCCCTTGAACCTATGCTCTCTGATGGGTCGTGGGTTGCTGGGCAGCATTGTTTGGAGTGGGTTTCGGGCAGTTTAAGTTAGGACGAGGCGATGGATCCGATTAGTGCGCTGGCGATTGCGGCGAGTGCTGTCAGCAACGCGCAGACTTTGATTGCGGCGGGTCGTGATGCCACGTCTGCGCTGGTGAAGTTCGCCGGTGCGGTGAGCGACGTGAACTATGCGGCTGAAAAGGCCAAGAACCCCGGTATCTGGAAGAGTTTGACGGGGTCGGCCGAGGCTGAGGCGGTTGAGGCTTTTGCAGCGCAGAAGAAAATCGCTGCGTTGCGGCACGATCTGGAGACCATGATTGGGTATTCGTATGGTGCGACGGGTCTGGAGGAGTACAAAGAGACGTTGCGCCGCGTGAAGGCTGAGCGTGAGCGGACTGCGTACCGTCGTGCGGAGTTAAAGGAGGCTGCTGTCCTCTGGTTGGTTGGGATTTTGGCGGTGGTTGCGGGATCGCTCATTTTGGGCGGGGCTGTGTATCTTCTTGGCTGGGGTCAGGGGCGGTGGTGAGATGACAAGGGTGTGGATGTTCTGGCCATTGGTGTTTTTGGGCGTGGTTGCCGGGGTTTTCTGGTGGGCGGGAGACGGACATTACCGCTATCCCTGTCAGGATCCTGCTAATTTCGCCTCGGAGGAGTGCATGCCCCCTGTTTGCGAGGCAAATGGGACGTGTCCGGAGTATTTGATGCCCAAGGAGGACGTCTGTGAGTGACCTTCCGGAGATTCTGGAGGCCCGTCTTCGCTATTTTGTGGGGATTTGCTTGGCCTTGACCCTGACGGGGACGATTTTTGCTGTTTTGTACAGCCTGATCTTTGTAACGCAGCCCATGAGCGGCAGCGCGCCCAACGACGATAAGTTTTTTGCGCTCATCAACCCTATTGCAACATTCCTGACAGGGACGCTGTCGGGGATTATGCTCTCGACGGGCCGCAAACGCGGTGAAAAACCCGAGGAAAAGAACGGAAAAGACCCGGCTGATTGTTGACAACCAACAATCCCCCTGTTACCAAGGTCCAAGAACCACGGTCCAGGGAGCTTTGCCATGCCACTTTTCCGCAAGAAGCCAGTCATGATAGAGGCGGTCCGGTTTGTCGGGATCGACGTGGCTGAGGACGGCCGTCATGGCATGCATTTTGCAGCCAAGGAGTCCCAAGAGCTGCCCAAGTGGCTGCGGGCGGCTCTGATGGACGACACGATCTTCTCTGCCGTAGGCGACGTGGACTTCATCTACATCAAGACGCGTGAGGGGATCATGGAGGTCGCCCTCGGAGACTGGATCATCCGGGGCGTGAAGGGTGAGTTGTATCCCTGTAAGCCTGACATTTTTAATCTGACATACGATCCTGTGGACGAGCAGGACGTCGAAATCACTGGCGCAGCAATCTGAGGAGAACCGAGATGACCAGAGGCGAATACCGCGTAGGAATCAACTTCAACCCGTCCGCCGACGACATGGTTGACAGGATCAAGCGAACTGCGGCGAACTTCATCGACCTAATCGACGAGATTCCGTCCCTCGGGGCCGAGACTGAGGCGCAGCTTGTCTTGGCGGGAGAAGTCGCCCGTCTCAAGGCGCTTGCCCAAACCCACATTGAGGATGCCGCCATGTGGGCCGTCAAGGCTGCCACCAAGCAGGAGCCCAAGTGATGCCACTCAAGTTCAAAGAAGACCCCGACTTCAACGCTCACAACCAGCGCTTCAATGACGTGGCTGGTCGGGAGCTGAAGGAGATGCTCGAGCAGATCGAGTCGGCCATCGCCCAGAAGAAGGATGCGGCGCGGGATGAGAGCGACATCTACACTGTCGCAAAGAGCAGGGGCTACAACGTCAAGGCTCTGAAACAGCTCATCAAGGAGCGGCGGCGGGATGCTGGAGAGCTTCAGGAGGAGCGTGACGCATTGGATCTATACAAGCAGCTTGTTGGTATGGTATAAGCTTTGTACTCCCACTCTCTCCCTGGGGGTTGTTTCCGCCGGTTACCCTCCAGCTGGCGTTGAGACTTGAAGGCCCGCCTGGTGGATCGGCGGGCCTTCCTTCTTTTTAATGTCTTGTTTTTGTGGTAGGTTCTGCCCAAGAGGCGGGAGTTTGCCATGGTTTCTTCTGAGGGTGTCGGTCGAGCGGGGGAGTTCCTCGTTGCATCGATCTTGGAGGCTCGTGGTATCAGAGCCAGTCATGTGGCGATGCACGGGACGGACTTGTGGGTGGAGACGCCGAGCGGTCGGATGCTCAGGGTGCAGGTCAAGACCTCGTCAAAGCCTGCAAAGGAGATGCGTGGTCGTTCACAGGCCTACCGCTTTCTGAATGTCTCCCGTCCAAGGGCCGGGATCCCAGACCCGCACCTCTATTGCTTGGTAGCCTTGGACCGAGGTCTCATGGTTGTCGTGGATCGAATGTCCAAGGGAGGTTCAAGGGTCGCGGTCAGTCGGTTTACGGAGGCCGAGCAAGAAGCGGGGATCGTGGAGTACCTCTATTGAACCTCGGACCTCGGACCTTTGCACTGCTTGATTGAACGCTTGTTCTCATCGTGCTACTGTTGGCACAACCCACAAGGAGCCAATTATGATCGACAAGTCCCCTCGCCCCGTTTCGCGTTCCACCATGACCAGGTCTCCGCGTCCGAAGCCGCGCCCGGAGGACCTGATGGAGAACTACAATCTGATGCGCGCGATGGAGGGCACCGAGTCCAAAGCCATCAAGCAAGATCTTGAGGCGGCAGCCGAAGACAAGAAGGCCATGGGCGGCATGGTCAAGTACATGGACGGCGGCATGGTTCGTGGTTGCAAGGGTGTCCAGATGACCGGCAAAGGCTTCCGGGGCACGTACTAATGGATCGTCAGGCCCTTATCGACTACATCCGCCAGTCGGCGGTAGCTCGGGGCATTGACCCCGACATCGCTGTTCGCGTTGCTGAGTCAGAGGGCCTGAACGCCGACCCCGCGGAGGGTTGGCAAAGCATGGTTGTGAAAGACGGCAAGCGCGAGGAATCGTACGGGCCGTTCCAACTGTACATGGGCGGCGGTCTGGGGAACGTGTTCCAAGAACAGACGGGCCTCGATCCTCGGGACCCCTCGACGGTCACGCAGCAGATCGACTTTGCGCTGGACCAAGCCACGAAGTCTGGCTGGGGACCCTGGTACGGGGCCGCTCGTGTTGGGGTCGGAAACCGCGAGGGTTTGCCCGGGAGCGGCTCGTCCTCTAGTGGAGCAACTCGCCGGGTTGCGACGGCCTCGGATCCGGACGTACAGGCTCTCGTCGAGCAGGGCGTGGACCTTCCCCTTGCGCTGGCCGCTGTAGAGCGCTCGCGCTTCGCGTCTGCAAGCGGCGAACAAGAAGACAGCAAGTCTGGTATTGACTCCTTCACCGATGCGCTGTCATATCTCGATCTAATGCAACTAGCACAGGAGGCGGGTCCGCCTTCGATGGATGCGCCTGGTGTCTACCGGCCCCGTGAAGGTTCGGGGTCCCAGGCTCTGAAGCGTTTGGGGCTCGCTAGTTTGGTCTGATGAAATATGAACCATTCGCTGTAGAGCGTTTGCGCGACACCATAAAGCTTGGCATGGCCATGCAGCAGGAGGGGGACTATAACAAGGTCCCCTTTGACATTGAGAGGGCGGCGCAATCAACCGTCAGTTTCATCATCAATAACAAGAATGGGTTCGGCGTCTTGGCCTACACGGACGAGGGGGAGCCCATCGGCATGATCGCTGGGAGCATCACTCCGTACTTCTTTGGCAAGGGAACCGTCGCGAGCGACTTCGTCTGGTATGTTTTGCCCGAGCACCGAGGTTCGAGGACCGCGGTCAAGATGCTGAAGATGTTCGTGGACTGGGCCCGCGAGCAAGGTGCGCTGGAATTGTACATGGGCGTGTCGACAAATGTCGCGCCGGAGCGCACTGGAGACGTGTTGAAGCGGTACGGTTTCGAGCATGTTGGCGGAAATTACAAGGTTAGGTTGAATGGATAACCTAAACTCTCTACCAGACGAGGTGCTGAAAGAGATTTTGGCGCTCAAAGAGGCCCGGATCAAGCTTGAGATCCGCGATAAGGCGACGAACAGCTTCATGACGTTCGCGCATCACGTGTATGAGAACTTCATTGAGGGGGCTCATCACCGGATTATCGCGAAAAAGCTCGAGGCGGTGGCTCGCGGAGAGATCAAGCGGCTGATTATCAACATGCCGCCTCGTCACTCGAAGTCCGAATTTGCTAGTTTCCTGATGCCAGCCTGGTTTTTGGGCCGAAACCCGAAGCTCAAGATCATCCAAGCCACCCATAACACTGAACTGGCCGTCCGTTTCGGTCGGAAAGTGAGGGATTTGATCGACGATCCGGCTTACCGGGAGATTTTTCCGGAAACGGTGCTTAAGGAAGACAACAAAGGTGCCGGTAAGTGGGGCACCAGCCGGGGTGGAGAGTACTTTGCGGCGGGTGTTGGGGCGGCTGTGACCGGTCGAGGCGCGGATTTGTTCATTATTGACGACCCGCACTCGGAACAGGACGCACTTTCGGAGACCGCGTTCGATCACGCCTACGAATGGTACACCTCAGGGCCCCGTCAGCGTCTGCAACCTGGCGGTGCAATCATCGTCGTCATGACCCGCTGGGGTAAAAAGGATCTGACAGGCCGTTTGCTGGCCAATCAGTCGGCAGATACGATGGCAGACCAGTGGGAAGTGGTGGAATTTCCCGCAATCCTGCCGTCAGGCAACCCGCTTTGGCCAGAATTCTGGGACAAAGACGCTCTGCTCTCAATTAAGGCCTCGCTTCCTGTCCAAAAGTGGGCCGCGCAGTGGCAACAACAGCCAACGAGCTCAGGTTCCGCCATTATTCGCAAGGAATGGTGGCGACTGTGGCAGAAAGAGAAGATTCCTCCGCTCAAGTACATCCTCCAAGCCTACGATACGGCGTTTTCGAAGAAGGAAACGGCGGACTTCTCAGCAATCACGACATGGGGCGTGTTTGAACCGGACGAAGGTGGGAAAGAAGCGGTCATTTTGCTGGATGCTCAGCGCGGCCGGTGGAGTTTTCCGGAGCTTAAGGAAGTTGCCTTCGAGGAGTACAGTTACTGGGAGCCTGACATGGTTCTTATCGAGGCCAAGGCTACCGGTAGACCCCTGATCGACGAACTTCGACTCCGAGGCATTCCGGCTTTGGGGTTCTCTCCCGGTAGACGCGCGGGCGGCGGTGGTGTAGATAAGATAACCAGGATGCATATGGTATCCCCGCTGTTTGAGGCAGGCTTGGTGTGGGCCCCCGAGGACAAGAGGTTTGCTGAAGAGGTCGTGGAAGAGGTCGCCGCATTTCCGAATGGAGATCATGATGACTTCTGTGATAGTATGACCTTGGCGTTGATACGTTTCCGTCAAGGCGGGTTCGTGGCGATACATGATGAAGAGAGGCTTGATTTCTCGGATCAGGTGCCTCGCAAACGGGAGTACTATTGATGGCCCTACCTCCGCAGCCATTCGGCAACATGGTAGAGCGCGGCATGGGTCCGGCTGTTGCGCCGGATGACATGAGCGTCGACATCCCTGTTAACACGCCGGAGGATTTTGCCGGTGGCGCTCAAGTAACGCAGACCCCGGATGGCGGAGCAATTGTCGAGGCGCTGACCGGCATGCCGTTGGGTGGCTTTACCGAAGAAGAGCTGATCCCATTCGACGCAAACCTTGCGGAGTTTTTGGAAGACGAGACGCTGGGAGAGATCGCGACCGATCTCGTTGGGGCGTATCAGGACGACTTGGCCTCCCGCTCAGATTGGGAAGAGACCTACACCAAGGGCCTAGACCTTTTGGGCGTGCGGTCGGACGAGCGAACAGAGCCGTTCGAGGGTGCGTCCAATGTCACACATCCGCTGATTGCCGAAAGCGTGACGCAGTTCCAAGCGCAGGCCTATAAGGAACTCCTGCCTTCTGGCGGTCCCGTAAAGACACAGGTCATTGGGTTTCAAAGCCAAGAGCGCTTGGAGCAGGCTCAGCGCGTCAAAGACTTCATGAACTATCTCATTCTGGATCGTATGGAAGAGTACGACCCGGACACAGACCAGATGCTGTTTTATCTGCCGCTCTCTGGGTCCACCTTCAAGAAGGTGTATTTCGATCCGACAAAGCAGCGGCCGGTAGCCAAGTTCATTCCGGCTCAGGACGTTGTCGTTCCGTACGCGGCCAGCGATC